AGTCTGTTCAGCAGGCTGCGATTCAGCAGCGCTCGCAGATGCGTGGAGTCAGCCCTACGGGATATGCCACGACTGGACCAATGGACTCTGAACCGGGACACAAGTCGTACTCCGTCAGCGACCTGAAGGACATGCCGATGTCGGAATACGCCAAGATTCGGGGCCAGTTGGGGATCGGCCAGTCGGCCGGTAACCAGCGTGGACTGTACTCGTAATCCACGAGTACCCGCAACAAAAGGACTGACACATGCCCAGTGCAATCACCGGTACCCCGAACCTGTCGGCCTCGCCGACGAACTACTCGGGTGCCAACAGCACGCTCGGTGCGGCGATCCAGACCATCTGGTCCAAGGAGATCCTGTTCCAGAGCATGCCGATCCTCCGGTCTCGGGCCGCCTGATCCAGTGATGGGTCAGTGAGAACCACGCTGTATCGGTGAACCCCTCCAAATGGGCGAATGGGGAATACCGAGGGAACCCAACATCTGGGACTCCGTAGAGACTACACGCGAGGCATCTCCAACAGTTCCAGCCTTTAGATGGGCAGTAGGTCGGTACTGGAGATGAAAATATAGTCCGAACTTGCACGATGGAAAAGTGCAAGAGCCAGACAGAAATGCTTTGGCCCCGCAGCCAGCGGGTAACAATCGCGAATTGTCGAGCAGTTCGCCGTGAAGAAGACGGAGTTGGGTGTTCAGCCCGGTCTCCAAATCAACTTCATGAGGTACAACAATTTGGGAGCCGCTTCCCAGTTGGTCGAAGGCGTTCGGATGCAGACCAACGCCCTGTCGGCCTCTCAGTTCTCCATCACGGTGGCTGAGCACGGCTACGCGGTCGCCGTCTCCGAACTCCTGCTCAACGCGTCCTTCGACGACGTGATGGCCTCGGCCTCGCGTCTGCTCGGTCTCACTTTGGCCGCCTGAGAGGGAAACCTCTCAGTGAAAATCCCGAGAATTGCTGGAACATCCTGCTAGACCTCTTCACCACAGCGTGGGGCGAAAGCCCGAGCGCGATGGTTTGAGAAGAAGAGGGTAGGGACAATCAGCAGCCGAGCCCCTTAACTGGGGAAGGTTCACAGAACATGCACGGGAGACCCGAGAGGGTCAAGAGATGTTCGGGTCTACAGGGAAACCTGTAGAGGCTGGCAGAAATGACCAGCCCACTTCGGAGAAATCCGGAGGGGTAACAGAACGCGAAACATGGCGCTCTACCTCGACCAGTCCGCGCGGGACACCCTCCTGCAGGCGTCGAGCAAGATCTGGGGCTACAACAAGTACGCCCAGACCAGCGCGTTCGGCGTCATGGCGCAGTACTCGCACGGCACCGCCGCCACCGGCACTGACCTGCTGGACGGCACCTTCAGTTTCACGGCGGCCCTCACCAAGGACGCCACCGAGACACTGAGCACCAAGAACGTCCCCCGCTTGGGGGACACGTACGTGGCGTTCGTCCACCCGCACCAGTCGCGGCAGTTGCGCGATGACCCCGAGTGGATCGAGGTCACCAAGTACGCGGCCCCGGGCTCGTTCATGATCGGCGAGATCGGCCGCCTCAACGACGTGGTGTTCATCGAGACCACGCAGGTGAAGCAGTTCACCAACGCACTGGGGAAGACGGTCTACCAGAGCATCTTCCTGGGCGACAACGCCTTCGGGCACGCGATCTCCCTCCCGGTGGAACTGCGCGACGGCGGCATCCTCGACTTCGGTTTCACTTTGGCCGCCTGACAGAGCAATCTGTCAGTGAACAACCCGAGAATTGCTGGGACGTCCTGCTAGACCTCAGAGCTACAACGTGAGACGAAAGTCTGAGCGTGAACGCTTGAAAATCTGAGGGTAGGGATAATCAGCAGCCGAGCCCTTTAGCTGGGGAAGGTTCACAGACTATGTACGGGTCACCCCACGCGGGTGAAGATATAGTTCGGATCTGCATGGAGACATGCAGAGGCTGGCAGAAATGACCAGCCCACTCCGGGAGACCGGAGGGGTAACAGAATGCGAGAGCACGCACTCGCCTGGTACGCGATCTGGGGCCTTGGCCTCATCACCGACCAGGCCGTCCTGATCGCCGAGACCAACTGAGTTAGCGCCGCCGCAAGGCCCCGCCTGCTGAGTTGGTGACAGCATCAAGACCCGATAGGGGAGCCGCACTTTAACGTGCGGCTCCCCTTTCTCGTTAGCCTTGTACTGATTCACTGCTACGAGTTCCGAATCCGGAGAACTGAATGCCTACTGCACGAAATGTCGCTCGCCCTGGTGACCTCACCGGCCGCAACAAGGCCATGCTGGCCAAGGAGAACGCCGAGGAACTGAAGCGGCGCGAGAACGAGATCTCCCTCATGAACGAGGCGGCTGCGGCTGAGCGTGACGACACCGTCCACGACGTCCTTCCCCGCGACATGACCCCGCCTCCGGCCCCATCCGCGATCGAGGTCTCCGACACGGTCGACGTCGAGGTGCCGCTGCGCGAGTTCCGCGTCAACTCCACCATCGAGCAAATGACCTTCGGCCACGGCCAGCACTACGACTTCGAGGAGGGCATCCGCTACCGCGCCCCGAAGCCGCTGTACGACCACCTGGACGACCTCGGATACATCTGGCACTGAGCCAGTAGGAGACCTCCTTCATGACTACCCCTGTTCCGGCCCCGGTGGCCGGTGACTCCTTCGTGCTCGACAGCCCCGAGGGCCTCGGCTCTGGCATGGGCCACATCCCCAACGGCTCGGTCGTGCAGTTCGAGGCCGTCCACGAGGCGGGTACCGCTGGCGTCGGACACGCGGGTGAGGCTTCGGTCGTGCTGTCGCATGAGCACGCCACCCACGTCATCACCGACGAGGGCACGCACGCCCCCGGTACCGCCCGGCGTCTGTTCTCCCTGCACGTGTCCGACTTCCTGCGGATGTTCAAGAAGGTGGACGCCTGATGTCCGGTACCAACGCTGTGTGGGCGGCCAATGCCCTGGACCTTCTCACGGGCCGGGCAATCGCGCGGACCACCACGCGCAACACCTACCTGGCTCTGCTCACTGCGGACCCGGGCTCACCGCTGACCGACGCCTCCACGCTGGCCGAGATCACGACCCCCGGGTACGCGCGCCAGCAGGTGGTGTGGACGGCTCCGTCCGGCACCCCGATGACCACCCAGAACAGCGCGCTGCTGTTCTACGGCCCATTCACGGCGGACATGACCGACGCGGCCTCCTACGCCGCACTGGTCTCTGCGGCCACCGGCACGACCGGCGTGGACGTGATGTACGTCTGGCCTATCGCTTCGCCGATGCTCGCCGTCACCGCCGAGTCCCTCCAGATCGCCGCTGGCCTTCTGACGCTCAACGGATCCTGAGAGGGGTCGCGGAATGGCTACTATGACCGACCTGGTCACGCGCGTACGCGGGGAGATAGGCGACCGCCTGCAGCCGTTCCGCGACACCCTTCGGGGCACGGGGGATGTTCTCCAGTACGAGCTGAGCGCCCAGAACATCTCCACCACCGGACTGTCCGTGGTCTCCCTCACAGGCACCACGCAGACCACCCTCGCCACCCCGGCCGACTACACGCTGGACGACCTCAACGGCATCATCGACCTGACGGTACCCCTGCCTGTCGATGTGCTCCTGCTGGTCGCCGGGAACTCCTATGGACTCTTCTCGGACGAGGAGTTGACCCAGAAGGTCACGGACGCCCTCGCGCAGCACACCAAGGGGCGTACCGTCTCGACGCGCTACCAGGACGCCAACGGATTCATCCGCTACGACGAGCGCCAGGTGACGGTCGCGAACCTCCCTGCGGAGGAAGAGCTGCTCGTCGCGCTGCTCGCCTCGATCGAGGCGATGTGGACGCTGTCGACGGACGCGGCCACCGACATCAACGTGCAGACCTCGGACGGTACGACCGTCGACCGGGGTCAGCGGTTCGCGCAGTTGCAGACTCAGATCGCTGCGACGACGGACCGCTACGCCATGCTCTGCCAGAAGCTGGGCGTGGGCCTATTCACGATCGAGGTCACGAACCTGCGCCGGGTCTCACGCACCACCAACCGTCTGGTGCCGCTGTACCGAGAGCGCGAGTTCGACGACTACTCGCTGCCCCAGCGGATCCTGCCTCCAATCGGCCCAGGCCACCAGAACGACGACGAGTCCGGGATCCCCACCCAGACCATCAACGGGTACTGGTGATCTGAGTGGGCCGCATGGATTGGAAGACGCACGGCCGGTTCAACGTCGACTTCGAGACCACCCACATCATGGGTGCGCTTCGCGGTCGTCAGACCGAGGTCGGAGAGCGCATCGACTACTACCGCTTCGCCTACGCCGACGCGCTGGGCGATGACCTGTACGACGAAGGCACTGGGGCCGGGAAGGTCTTCCACGGACCGTTCCGCGTTCCGGCCCTGCACGTGGCCCACAGTCAGAGTCCGGCGGACGACACGACACAGGGCCTGTACACGGTGAACAACCTGCACGTCACGTGCAGTTTCGACGCTCTTCGCCGGATGGGGTTCACCGACCTGGACATCGACAACCAGAGGTACCTGACGGACCGCATCGTCTACGACACCAAGGTCTTCCGGGTGGAGTCGGCCGCCATCCTCGGACAGATCAAGAACCGGGACATCATCGTCGGCCTGGAGTGCGTCCAGTTGAAGGCGGACGAGCTGGTCAACGACACACAGTTCGCACACTGGTCGCAGCCGGTACCCCCCAGCGGTTACGGCAACGGCGGCTACGGCGTCACCCCCTACGGAGTTTGAGCATGAGCAATGTGTCGCTGCCCGCGAAGGGCTCCACCGGCTGGGACGTCGCGCTGAACGCCGACCTGACCACCCTGGACAACAACGAGATCGCCACGGCCGCCGACCTCGCCGGGCTTCATACGACGGTGACCGGCCTGGCCACCAGCAAGATAGACACAACGCAGGAAGCCGCTGACGTCGCTGCTCTGCAGAGCAGTCACAACACCACGGCTGCTGACCTGGCGGGGCTTCACACCACTGTCTCAGGCTTGGCTAGCAGCAAGGTCGATGGCACCCAGGAACTGGCCGACATCGCTGCGGCCAAGGCGGACGCGGCGACCAGGTACTCCAAGATCCGGCCCTGGGAGTTCAGCGTCCTGGACTACGGGGCCAAGGGTGATGGCCGCATCTACATGGACGCGGGCATCAACTCTCTGACCAACGTACTCAACCTCCCCAGTAGCGCCCCCTTCACGCCGCAGTCGGTCAACCAGTGGGTCATCGTCCACGGTGCTGCCGGGGTGGGTGTCGTCTCCCACGTCGCGCAGATCACCCAGTACATCAGTCCCTCATCCGTCACGCTTTCCCTCAGCGCGGCGGTGACCGTGACCGGTGCTCGGGTGCTGATCGCAACGGGCGACCGCGCGGCCTTCCAGAATTGCGCTGACGCCGCTTACGCCTGGGCCGTGGCCAACTCCAAGACTGCCACGATCCTGGTACCGCCCCCCACAGGAGGCCAGTTCTACGGCATCGACGGCCAGCCGGTGACGGGAGGCACCACCAAGGGCAACGCGCAGATCACGCTGCCGAACAACCTGGACACGCTCGACAAGAACGCTCTGCGCTGGAAGGGCTTCGGCATTGGCTGCGCCGTCCCCCACTGGAACGCGACCGTCCCGCAGTTCAGCGGCTCCACCCTGGTGTCGTTCCTCCCCCCGTTCTCCGGCCCCGGTGCGCAGAGCACTGCGATCAACGCCAACGGATACATATCCGTGATCGGTGGTCCCACCCCGACGAACGGGTACGGGCAGGCACCTGGCGTGTTCTCCAACCTCGCGGTGGACTTCGAGGACATCACGATCCTGGTCCCGCACACCACGTATGGTCTGCACCCTTCCGGCATCGACGGCCGGGGTATCGCCAACCTGGGCCTGCGGCGTGTCGGTATCGGCACCACCGGCACGGTGGCAGGTAACGACTTCGCCAACTCCAGCCTGCTGGGCACGGGGCTGTGCGCGGGTGTGCTGATGCCCGCTTCGGGCAACAACGACCGCTGCATGGTCGACGACGTCACGATCAGTGGCTTCACCTATGGACTGTGGGCCACCGAGCACACGTACGTCACCTCCATCAGGCTGCTGTACCACTGGGCGGGGCTGGTGGCGGAGGGCACCTACTGGGGGAGTGTGGGGGCCACCCACGGCATCGTCGTCAACCACGCCAGCATTGAGGCGTGTTCTCGTCAGATCTACCTGCGCGGACAGGGATCCGAGGGTTATGGCCCCTTCCTCACCGTCGGCGTCCTGGACACGGAGTCAGCCAACCCCACGATCGACGCCGACTCCGCCGGGACGATGGCTGCCGCACTGGGGCATGTCACTTGGTTCGGTATGTTCGATCCGAGTCTGTTCAACCTGACCTACCCGGCCTGCGGGATGCTGCAGACCAACGGGAAGCTGCCCAACAGCACCCGCACCACCAACGCCGCTGCCACGCTCAACGCGATCGACCGGACGCTGGGGGTGGACGCCTCCGGAGGGAACCTGACTGTCAGTGTTCCTACGGCCGTGTCGGCTCCGATGGAATACCGGGTGGTCAAGAAGGACGCGACCGCCAATACGGTCACCCTCAATGCGGCGTCCGGCGAAACCATCGGGGGAACGGTGGGCACGTATGTGCTGAATACCCCCGGGCAGCATGTGACGCTGTCGTCCATCGGCGGTGTCTGGTACCCCGTCTAGCACAAGCGGCTTACAAACTTGGTCGGCCTTCTTGAGATCCTAATTGAGCTGGACAAACCAGCCGATCAGTTTCCCGAGCGAGGCCGACAAGTATGCCGTGGCTCATCAATGAGGACCGCGCCGTCAAGGTGAAACTCACCGGGCTCACAGTCACCGACGCAAACGCACCCGAGGGACGTCCCGTCGCGGTGCGCTATCGCGTGCCCGAATCGGAATTGGCTCAGCAGACATTTCCGCTGATCGTCATCGAGCACGCTGGGATCGAGAAGGCCGACGACCGCGAGCACCGTGGCCAGACGTACCTCCCGTACGCCCCCGAGGGGGCTACGACCTGGTGGGATCCCGCCGCCAGCGGGTGGGACGTGACGAAGTCGCCGTACCAGATGGACTACCCCGTCCCGTACAACCTCCGCTATCGGATCCTCGTGTACACCCGCGAATCCTGGCACGACATTTCCCTGGCAGCCACGCTCGCGCAGCGAATCTACATTCCTGCGCGATTCGGTTTCCTGGAAATTCCGGAGGACGGGACGGTCCGCACGCTCGACCTTCTCGGCGGCCCCGAGGTGGTTAGTACCCGGGACAGCGACGGCAAGCGGTTGTTCCGTCGGGAATACCTGATCTCCGTGGCCAGCGAAATGCTCCCCGAAACGGCTGTCGCCTATGGGGCGGTCCAGACCGTCCATCTGACCCACGAGTACTACACGGACAACGTATCTGGTACTGCCTACCTGGAATCGAATTCGTAACCCCAGGAATTTCTCACAGTAGGAAAGAGCATCCATGACCGTTTACAAGCGGCCAGGCGTCTACCTGAACGAGACGCTGACCCCTCTCGCGCAGGCCGCGACGACTCCCGGTGCGTCCAGCGCCGCGTTCGTCGGCACCTGCAAGCAGGGCGGGCCACTGGCACCGACCCTGGTGTCCTCCTTCTCCCAGTACGTGTCCATCTACGGCGGCTTCGGAGACACGTCTGACCTGTTGCCGTTCGCGGTCTACCAGTACTTCAACAATGGTGGCAGCGGCTGCTACGTGGTGCGCGCGGCTGCCTCGGACGCAGCCACGGCCACCGTCACCCTGATGGACACCGAGACCACCCCAGAGGGCACCCTCAAGGTCTCCGCGATCTCCCCGGGGACGTGGGGCAACGAGATCT